TAGCGGTAGTCGTTGGGTAATTTTATAAGGATTAATTATGAGTTATGGATCAGGTTTAATGGATGTAGTTCAGTCAAGTACGACTGGAGTTGCTCCTCAATTTAATGATGGATCGGGTACTCAAGTTGGTACTTTGTGCAAGGCTTGGGGAGACTTTACTCAATCTGGAACAACATTAACAACACAAGCATCTTTTAATGTTTCTTCAATAACTAGAACAGGAGTAGGAACTTATACTGTAAATTTTACAAACGCATTTTCTGATAATAAATATTCTGTAGTTTTCGGAGCAAGACAAGCTACTGTTGGATATGCCGGAGTTGATGTTCAAGCAACAACTTATTTCACAATGTATGGTTCTTCAGCGGGTTCATATAATGAATTAACGATTGGCAATTTTGCAGTTTTCAGATAAGGATAAAACAAAATGAATATTATAAATGCCGTATCTGGAACAGGAATAACACAGACTGCCGATGGTTCAGGATTAATCAAACTTCAATCAAACGGAGTTACGACAAATGCGTTGGCTTGGGTTAATTTTGCTGGTGCTTCTGGAACTCGTAATGCTTATTACAATGTTTCAAGTGTTACTTTAAATAGTGCAGGAAATTACACAATAACTTTTACAACTGCTCAAACAGATGCAAATTATGTTTCTATTGCTAGTACAACTGGAAGCACTACTACCGCAGGAGGTGTGAGTTGGCAGTTTACATCTCCAAGTACAAGTTCTGTTGTTTTTAATACTTATCTTGGAAATACTGCAACCACTTTTTCATACCCTATTCAAATAGCAATTTTCGGAAACTAAAGGAAAAATTATGTCAAAAGTAATCGTTTATACAAACACAAACGGAAATGTCTCGGTATGTGTACCCACAGGCGAACTACCAATTGAAACCGTCTTAACTAAAGATTGTCCTGCCGGTGCGGTAATCGTTGATGATTCAACACTACCCCAAGGCGATGATGCTTTATTCTTTAACGCATGGACACTAAGCGGAACAACTGTAACAGTTGACATGACCAAAGCTAAAACAGAAGCTACAAATCAGTTAAACGCAATGGCTTATGCTGAAGTACAACACAGAGCAAACAAAGCAGGGATTGGTCTTAGTAACGTGATGGCAGATTCTGATTGGACTACCGCACTCACAACGGCTAGATCTGCGATTACTGCATCTACAACAACCGCACAACTTGTCGCTGCAATTGCACCGGTTCAGTCTGCTATTACTGCTAACGCTTAAGGGGTTACTATGAGCATCACACTTGATGGTTCAAACGTCAATACAGTTGGAGTTTTAAACTCTGGTACTGCTCAGGCATCCACTTCGGGAACGGCAATAACTTTTACTGGTATTCCGTCTGGTGTAAAACGTATTACAGTAATGTTTAATGGTGTTAGTACTAGCGGAACTTCTAACTTGCAATGCCAAATTGGTACATCTGGTGGTGTTCAATCAACTGGTTATAACAGCGTTACGTCTACTGTTCCTAACGCCTCAAGCCCTAGTTCTACAGCTATTACAACAGGGTTTGGTTTAAACGCTAACGTGGCGAACTCCGTAACACTGCAAGGTGCGTTTAGGTTAAGTTTACTTGATTCTTCAACAGGAATTTGGGTTTGCGACGGGGTTTTATCTCGCGGCGACGCTGCGGCTACATATTTATTTGGCGGTGTTAAAACATTGTCTGGAACACTTAATCTCGTAGTAATTACAACAGTCAACGGTACAGATACCTTTGACGCTGGCTCAATCAACATCCAATACGAGTAAATCATGTCAGATATAGACCCAAATGTACTGAAAGAAGTTGCGAAAGAAGCCTTAAAAGAATGGCTAAACGATCAATTTGCTGCCTTTGGTAAGTTTACTTTAGGTGGATTAATGTCCGCAGCGTTTGCCGGTCTAGTCTATCTTTGGTTGGCCTCGCATGGTTGGGTTATCTCTAAGTAGGTGCAATCATAGATCCTTTTACTTTAGCGATGATGGCTCTCGGTGCGGTTAAATCGGGAGTTGCTTTTTACAAGGAAGCTAAATCAGTCGGTAAAGAGGCAATTGGGGTTATTACTGAGATCGCAGACGGTCTTGGTTCTTTTTTTGAACATCAAGAAAAGGCAATTGAGTATGCAAAAGAAATTGAGAAAAACCCGCCTAAAAACAAAAGTCTTCAAGCCATTGCCCTTGACAACGTCCTCAGACGAAAAAGACTTGAACAAGCCGAGGCAGATCTTAGAACAATGCTTACATGGGAAGCCCCTCCAGAATTAGGATCACTCTGGGCAGACTTCCAAGAGGAACGATCTAAGCTAATGGCAGACAAGTCTAAGTTTGACAAAGCGCAAAAAAAAAGGACGAACAAGAACGTATACAACTTCAGGCTGATAGAGAAGATTTCCAGTTTAAGGTTGCAATTTGTATCGCAGTGCTCGTTTTTACACTCACTTGTTTTAGTTTGATGTATTACATTCGACAAGATTACCAGGAAAGTCTCAAAGGTGACAGAGCGCATATTGAGTTTAAAAGAAAATTTCAGGCTAACTCGGTTGAAATGGAATGTTTAAAAATATTCAAAGAAACAGGTTATTTACCTAAATATTGTCCATGATCGGTATTAATCAAACCTCAGATTCAATTAGTGAATCATCCCTTGTCAAGGATGACAATACTGGGTGGTTAAATTCTAAATGGAGACCAATGATGGGTTGGATGTACATGATGGTCTGTGTCTGTGATTTTGTGATCTTTCCGGTGTTTTGGTCACTCGTTCAGATTTACGGTAAGGGAAAGGTTGATGACCAATGGAATCCGTTGACTTTGCAAGGCGCAGGGTTCTTTCACTTGGCAATGGGTGCGGTTCTCGGAATAACCTCATTTGGCAGATCTCAAGAGAAAATGACGGCAATGACTACACCTACAACTTCAAAATGATCTATTACAACCTGATATTTTCACTACTTATAGCTATTCTTTCCGCAGGGGGAGGATGGTATATAGAGCACCTTAGATATGATGCTTTAGAGGCTGAATATCAGGTATTTAAAGATCAAGTTGCTACTAAGGGTGAAATAGCTCAAGAGCAAGTAAAAACCGAAGTTGTAGAGCAAAAATCAATTACCCAAGGAGTTGTATCAAATGAAAAAGCTAAGTTGGCTCTTGTTGATAGTTATTATGCAGGGTTGCGCATCAAAGCCCCAGGTGATACCGGTAGCAGTTCAGTGCCCCAAGTTTCCATCTCCTCCAGAGGAATTGATGGCATCCCCAAAGACACAATATCTATTGAACACGACTGCGCCAGTGAAACAGTGAAATTGATGGCTTTGCAAGATTGGATTAGACAACAAAGTGAGTTGAAATAATGGAATATTCAAAAGACGGATTAAAGCTGACCGAACGATTTGAAGGATGTAGGCTTGAAGCCTACCCTGATCCTGGAACTGGTGGTGATCCTTGGACAATTGGTTATGGTCACACAGGAAAAGATGTATTTCAATCCCTTGTAATAACTCAAGAATACGCTGAAAAACTGCTCTTAGAGGACGTTCAGAAGGCAGTAGCTAATGTCAATGCTCACCTTAAAATAGAAGTCACACAAGAGGAATTTGACGCATTGGTGGACTTTGCTTTTAACTGTGGTTGCGGTAACTTGGATAGCTCTACTTTACTTAAAAAATTAAATGAGGGTGACCATGAAGGCGCAGCAGATGAGTTTCTAAAATGGGACCGGTCTGGAGGTCATGTTATGGCAGGACTGCTCAAGCGTAGACAAGCGGAGGCAGCGTTATTTTTATCGGATTTATCCAAATGAATGACATAGCAGATGACGCACATTACACCGAGGAAATGCACAGGGAATCAGCACTGAACGCAATCAGGCAAAGGGAAAAGGCAAAGTACACCGGATTTTGCTTAACTTGCAATGATGCTGCTTTGCCAAATTCTCAGTTTTGCTCTAAAGATTGTCAGGAAGACCAAGAATTAATTATCAGGATTGGTCGAATAAAAGGCAAAGTAAATTAATAACTTAGGATTTTGTTGTATTTTTCATTTTGTTCTATTCCTGCATCATAGCCTTTGTGCCAGGCTTTCTCCCAAGTTTTGTAATTACTTTCTACATAAGGCTTATCAGTCTTTAGAAAATCAATAGCTTCTTGCACCTCTTTCCATTTGTGGTGACTGCTTTTGTCTAAGAATTTCTGTATTCTTTCTATTGCTTCATCTCTAGTCATTCTTGTCCCCTTGCTGTTCTATAAATGTTCTTTTAATAATTTCTATGGCATTATGGAATTGATCACTCACTTTACCAGTTGAAAGAGTCCTAGCCAACACAAGTGCTTCAAGTGCAACTGCTAACGCATAATCTTTAGTTAATATTTCTTCTTTAGTCATTATCTTCCTCCATAGCATCATTAATTAAATGTTGCTTCACCAACTCCAAACAACCAATTACAGTTGCCATGTAAAGCGTATCGTCATAATTGTGAATTATTTGTAATACTTCATCAACAAGACCTTCAGCTAATTTACCTTGATTAAAATTCATTCTTGTCCCCTTGCTCTAATTGCAAATTGAACACCAGACAAATACATCTTTTCTTTAAAGAATTTTGTTTTGTCTTCAAGTTCTTTAAAATATTTGCACAAATCCTCACGTTCTTTTTCTGCTATTAGTTTCCCAAATTTAATAACTGATTCATCTGAATCAAGGTATAAATCTGCTTTTACGGCTAATGCAAATATTTCTTCTTCAGTCATCATAAACACCTACTAAATAAAGAAAGAAAATAAACGCACCAGTTGAGACTAACCCTGCAAGCATTATTATTGATGCAAAAATAATAGAATCAATTAGTGCGTCCATTTTTACTCCGATCAAAAGGGTACGTCTGAGTCCATGTCATCAAAGCCCGATCCAGTATTGGAAGGTTTTTGATTACTTTGTGGATGTTTAGCGGAATCTTTTTCCCCTCCAAGCATGCGGATTGTGTCTGCTTTGATATGGTGGGAAGTTTTTTCAATACCATTCTTATCCGTATATTTCTGGGTTACAAGCGAACCCTGAATAAATAGCATTTTCCCACTTTTAATGTACTTTTCACAGATTTCAGCCAGCTTTCCAAAAGCGGTGATATTGTGCCACTCGGTCTTGGTTTTAAGCTCCCCAGACTTGTCTTTCCATTTCTCGGAAGTAGCTACAGAGAAGTTAGCTACTAAGTCCCCTGAAGGCAAAGCTCGGATCTCTGGGTCTTTCCCACAATTACCGATAATTTGAATTTGGTTGAACATTGTTTCCCCTTTCTAGTTCGTCTGCTAAAGTTCGGTATTGAGCCGAGTTAAATAAATACATCCAGTGAAGTACATCATGCTTTTCAAACTGGTCAAAAGCTAGAACCATGTAATACCACTCCAGATGCCTAAGTTCGTAATAGTTTAAATATCTATTTGTGTCCATTTTTAGTCTGCCAAAATTGAAGTAAGTTAGTGAACATTAACCAACCTTTTTTAAGGTCTTCCTCCGTCCATTTGTGGAGGACAACTAAGCCAGGTACGGTGCGAGATACAAAAGCATTGGCACACTCGGCATGCGGAAGTCTCAAACCCATGCGGTAAGCTGCAAGTTGCATTAAGTGCTCGTCATAGCCAACAATCTTGTCATCCTTGTCAAATTCCTTGGTCTTAACGTCAATCACAACTCCATGCCCTGCGGTGGTATGTAAGTCCGTCTTTCCTCCAAATCCAAGTTCATTGGCAAAGCTCATTTCAGGAATCCAAGTCTGCCGTCCATAATTTTCGGTGATCAAGTCCTCAAAAGATTGAACGTGATCAGGGTGATTACCGTAGCCTTTGCCCTCAAAGTATCCCTGAATGGACGCATGGATTTCAGTACCTCGGTTAGCTGCCTCTTTGCCCTCCTCCTTGGAGTCTTGCATAATTCGGCTAATCCAGTCCTCCTCGGACTCGTCTGGACGCTTTGGCAGGGTTAGTGCAGCCATTAGAACCTGGCGTTGAATCCAAATGTTTAAAGCCGGTTTAGCTGCGACATTAAGGATTGTGGTAACACTTGGGACTAAATTTAATGCTCTACCGTCTCTTAAAGTTGTCGGTCTTTCTTTTCCATTTTTACCAATAACTGTATACATTGGCTCACCCAACCTGGTATACCAATGTTGTGACTCGGATGCTCTGATTTCGTTTTGTGTTGTCATTATTTAACCTCAAATAATTTAGATTTCATTTGATCTTTAGCTTTTATTGCAGTTATTCTATAAGTTTCATTATTATTGCAATATAGATATGCAGCCTTAAAAGCCTTTTCTAGTTCTATTAAGTTTTGGCAGTCCCCAATAGCAGTTATTAGATCGGCAGCTACGGATTCGTTAAACTCAGGTTGTTTCATAACGGTTTTGACTGGTGTTTCAGGTCTATTACTGGCAACATTTCCATCGTCATCCTCTGGACTAATGCCACATGCAGCCATTAAAGAACCTCGTCTTGCATACGTCAAACAAGCCATTGCGCCCTGTGGATCGTTTTTAGCTATTGGGAATCTAAGAATCCCAGTCTCTAAAGTTTCACCT